CAGCTAACTATGAATCTTTCTATGATAACAAGGCTACTTATGAGGTGAAGAGAGATGGAGAACAGTTCTTAGTCACTTTATTTGAGAACCCTGTTATAACAATGGAAGAAATTTTACTTGACATCAGAGACTAATTCTGTTATACTCTGTATCACAATGAGTAACCAAACATATCAAGCCCTCTATCTCCAATTGAACAGATGGTTTGGTGCAGCTAAAGCTGTAGCTTTTAGGGTAGCTACTCACAACCCTTCCAACTTCACAACAAAGCTATAAAGGAGGAAACGCATATGGCAATATTAGAAGGAACAGCGTACTGGGCTAGTATAACTACACCCAATACGACATTTGAACCCGTGTACACAGTCAACTTAGTGGTTGATGATGAGACAGCAAACGAGTTTGCATCTCGTGGACACAAAATAAAACAGATGGATGAAGGTCCGGCTGTTATAGTTAAACGAAAAGTAAATGGTCCTAACGGAATGGTTAGACCTGCACCTCGTTTAATGGATGCTGAGAAGCAGGAAGTCACAACTGCTGTTGGTAATGGATCGAAGATTAAAGTCCAGTACAACGAATACAGTGGCGAAGGTAAGTTTGGTCCCTATACAGGGTTAGATTTACAGGCAGTAATGATTACCGATCTTGTGCCTTACAAGAATGGTGATGGTGATGAGTTCTTATCCGATGGAGAGGAATTCTAATGATCATTACTATTAACAATGATGATGGTACTACCAACTTTGATGTCAATAACATCACTGATGATGCAGTGAAGCAAGAAGCAACTGTTATTGTACAGAAGGTTGGTAACCTACAGGTTGTCATTGAAGCCTTAGACTTTGCTAGTCGTACCCATCGAGCTAACTTAGAAGAGTTACTCAAGGGTAGAGACGAAGCTATAGTTGAGCCTGAAAGGGCTAGGGATGAGGATGGGAAGTTTATAGCAGACGACCCTGATACTCCTGATACTAATGAAGCTTGGGTTGGTGGTAAGAAACCTACCAAGTAATTTTAAATCGGCTAGGTGTAAAAGCCTAGCCACTTTTCTAAAGGAGATAGAATGCAAGAACAAAGTAAATTTGTACGACATAAGTTACCCTGCCCTTCATGTGGTGGCTCTGACCCTGTGTCTATGAACGAGGATAAGTCTGCTCATTGCTTTAGCTGTGAGACACACTTTCCTAATTATGTTGATGCTTGTGATGGTAAAATTATGGACACGAATCCTAAACCTAAAGTTAGTAACACCTTTCTTAACACATACAACGGTAGCTTTGGTGCTCTTACAGACAGATGTATTTCTGAAGACACAGCTAAGAAGTATGGAGTAAGACGTGTTGTTAGTACAGACAATAAAGTATCCCAACATATCTACCCTTTCTTTAATGGTAACGAAGTTGTTGGAACTAAAACACGCTTCGTTGACAACAAGAACTTTGCATTTGCAGGTACGTATGAAGGCACTGGTTTATTTGGGGAACAGTTGTTCCGTAATACTGGTGGTAAGTACCTGACAATTGTTGAAGGTGAGTGTGATGCTATGGCTGCTTATGAATTGATGCAGTCTAAGTGGGCATGTGTCTCGTTAAAGCGTGGTGCATCGGGTGCTGTTAAAGATATCCGAGAGAGTATAGAATTTGTTGAGTCATTTGAGAATGTAGTAATATGTTTTGACAATGACAAGGCAGGTAAAGAAGCAGCTATGAAGGTTGCTCGTATATTAAAACCCGGCAAAGCTAAGATAGTTTCGCTACCTACAGGATGTAAGGATGCTAATGATATGCTTCGACAGAAGAAGTTTCAAGCGTTCATGTCTTCATGGTGGGAAGCTAGAACTTATACACCATCAGGTATCATGGACTTATCAGCTCAGAAATCTGAGTGGTTACACCGAGAGACTAAGGAAAGTATTGCTTATCCTTGGGAAGGTCTCAACAAGAAACTATATGGTATGCGTAAAGGTGAGCTTGTAACTCTGACAGGTGGCACAGGACTAGGTAAGTCTAGTGTTACTAGAGAGTTAGAACATTGGCTCATTAAAAATACTGAAGACAACGTAGGTATTGTAGCCCTTGAAGAGAACTGGTTACGAACTGCCGATGGTATCATATCCATTGAAGCTAATGACCGAGTGTATCTAAACGAAAGACGAGATCAATACACTGAAGAACAACTAACCAATCTATTTGATAAAGTCATACCCAAAGGTCGTGTGTTTATTCATGCCCATCTTGGGGCAACAGACATTGATGAAATATTTTCTAAGCTACGATATATTATTGTAGGGTGTGAATGTAAGTGGGTGGTTGTAGACCATCTACATATGTTGGTCAATGTCATGGGTGAAGGCGATGAACGTAGAGGTATTGATTCACTGATGAATAGATTGCGTAGTCTTGTTGAAGAAACAGGAGTAGGTATGATACTTGTATCTCACTTACGTAGAGCATCAGGTGATAAAGGACATGAGCAAGGGATCGAAGTATCTCTTTCACACCTCAAAGGTTCAGCAGGTATAGCACAACTATCTGATTGTGTGATTGCTTTAGAACGTAATCAACAAGCAGAGAACGAAGACGAAGCTAACACCACGAAGGTACGTGTACTTAAATCAAGATACACAGGTGATACTGGATTGGCATGTAGCTTACGTTACAACAATGAAACTGGTAGACTCTTTGAGTTATCAAAGGAGGAAACATTTGACAACACAGAATTCTAAAATTATATTTGACATAGAATGTGACGGTCTTAAACCAACCAAGCTACATTGTATTGTAGCCAAAGAAGTTGGAGGTGCTGTTCATGAGTTCACACCTGATAAGCTTGATGAAGGTATAGAGTTTCTTAATAATGCCGACACACTAATCGGACACAACATCTTAAGATTTGATTTAGATGTTATTAAAAAACTAACTGGTGTAGATTTATATCACAAGAACATAGAAGATACTCTCGTAATGTCTAGGTTGTTTAAACCTATTCGAGAGAATGGACACAGCTTAAAAGTTTGGGGGTATCGTGTTGGCTTTGCTAAACAAGAACAACCCTTAGACTTTGACGAGTACACACCACAGATGCTTGAGTATTGTGTCAACGATGTTAAACTTAATGAGTTAGTTTACTTTACATTACTTAGAGAACAAGAAGGGTTTAGCCAACAATCAATTGATCTTGAGCATAGGGTTGCACGGATAATATCCGATCAAGAAAACAACGGGTTTAAGTTTAATGAACGACAGGCTACAACTCTACTTGCCGATCTTAAAACTAAGATGAACGAGGTAGTTGAAGAAGTACAACAAACATTCAAACCTAGAATGGTTGATGTAAAATTAGTTGTACCTAAGTTCAAGAAAGATGGTCAGCTATCTAAGTCAGGACTGAGAACTGAAGAGTATGATAAATGCATAGCTACAAAAAACTACAAACCATTTATGCGACAAGAGTTAAAAGAGTTTAACTTAGGTAGTCGTAAACAAATAGGTGAACATCTTGTTGAGGTTGGTTGGGAGCCGAAACGTTTCACACCAACAGGTCAGCCGATTGTGGATGAAGGTACACTTAAAAAGATTACCCATATACATGAAGCTAAATTAATTGCAGACTTCCTGCTGTATCAAAAGCGTATTGCTCAGATACAGTCTTGGTTGGATGCACTAGAAGACGATGGAAGAGTACATGGTTCGGTGATTCCTAATGGAACTATCACTGGTCGTATGTCCCACAACCATCCAAACATGGCTCAGATACCAGCAGTATACAGTCCTTTTGGTAAAGAATGTAGAGCTTGTTGGACTGTAGACGAAGGGAATGTTCTGCTTGGGGTTGATGCTTCAGGATTAGAACTTAGAATGTTAGCACACTATATGGACGATAAGGAGTACATAAATGAAGTTGTCAACGGAGACATACACACGACTAATCAAAAACTTGCAGGGCTTGAATCAAGAGATACAGCAAAGACTTTCATCTATGCACTTGTATACGGAGCAGGAGATGAAAAAATTGGGAGTGTGGTTGGAGGATCAAGAAAGCAAGGTAAGCAACTTAAAGAACGTTTTCTCGACAATCTCCCCACATTTAAAAATCTTAAGGACAAAGTACAACGAGCTGCAAAACGAGGATTCCTCAAAGGAATAGATGGTCGTAAGATTTATATACGACACGAACATGCTGCACTAAATAGTTTATTACAGGGTGGTGGTGCTATTGTAATGAAGAAAGGATTAGAGATACTTGAAGCAAGACTTAAGATAACTAGTGTACCACACAAGTTTGTAGCTAACATCCATGACGAATGGCAGATTGAAGTACCAGCATGTAATGCTAATAAGGTAGGACAACTGGCAGTAGATAGTTTAAAACAGGCAGGAGAACATTTCGATATGAGATGTCCTCTTGATGGTGAATATAAAATAGGAGGAGATTGGAGTGAAACACATTAAACATTGTAAAAAATGTAACAAAGATAAACCCTTATCAGAATATCAAAAGTATATTAAAGACGGTTTAAATATAGGACAATCTTATTGTAAAGATTGTAGAAACGAGGAAAACAATTGGTCAAAAAAAAGTAACCCTCAACGAATGTTTGTTAATGGTAAGTACATACCTAACAACCACCCGTTACATAAAGCTGGAAACTATAAAACTTTTGAAGGAGCAGCTTTTGCATCTTTATCTAACTATGAAAAGTCAACTGATGGTTATGTTTATCTTATAACAAACCCTGCATGGAAGGGTTGGGTTAAAGTTGGTATGGCTGTGGATGCTAATGATAGATGTAATCAATATCAAACATCTTCTCCTATGAGAGATTATAAATTGGAATATAAAAAACAATTTAATCATAGAAGAATTGCTGAATCACAAGCACATAAATTATGTGGTAAAAAAGCTTTACAACAAAACGGTGAATGGTTTAAAATAAATATAAACGATGCTATCAATTTAATTGAAAGTATAACAGAGGAACAAAATGACAGAGAAACAGCTTGACAACTTGGTGACGGACAACTATAATAAGTTTAAGTCTGAATCAGGACACTGGTATACCCAAGAGGGTGAGCCTATGTATACGATCATAGGTGCTAATGGTAAAGAAAGAAACACCACACTTAGAGATGCAAAGAAAGAAGGACTAGTTCCTTCTGTTACAACTATTATGAATATAATAGCCAAGCCATCTTTGGAGACTTGGAAACAAAAACAATTACTAAACTCTTTCCTTACTTTAGAACAAGGAGAGGACGAAACGATTGAGTCTTTTTATTACAGATGTCAAACAGATTCTAAACAGATAGGTATTCAAGCTGCTCAACAAGGCACAAAGATACACGGTATGATTGAGAAAGGTTTCTTAGGTAAATCTAAAACCAAACCTTACAAAGCAATTAAAAAATACTTGGATGAAACTTTCCCTAACGAGGAGTGGATAGCCGAGGATTCTTTCTGTGCTGATTCAGGTTATGGTGGTAAGATAGACTTGTATTCTAAGTCAGGAATATTTGTAGACTTTAAAACAAAAGATAACTTGAAAGGTAAAGACCCATCTAAGTTGGTGTTTGATGAACATGGTATGCAATTGTCAGCTTATGCTCAAGGATGTGGCTTTGATGATGTTGAACGAGTATCTATATTTGTAGACAGAAAAGATACAGGTCTTATACTCCCGTTTATTTGGGACAGAGAATCACAAAGCAAACACTTAGGAATGTTCAATGCTATGCTAACTTATTGGAAGCTAGTAAAAAACTATGACTCATCTAGACTGGTACTATAATGGTAGGATTTAGAAAACCTCGTAAACCGAGACCTAAAAAGACGGGTGTACCTAAAGGTTATGATAGTCTATGGGAAGTTAAACTACATGAGACAGTTCTTAAAGATTGGAAACACCATTGGGAACTGTTTGATTACATTGTTAAACATAAATATGAGCCAGACTTTGTTAAAGTAATTGATGGTAAAACTATTTTACTTGAAGCTAAAGGTAGGTTTTGGGACTACCCCGAGTATAGTAAGTACATACATATAAGAACGGCACTACCAAAGGATACTGAGTTAGTGTTTTTATTTCAAAAACCTTACGCACCCATGCCGGGAGCTAAGATGAGAAAGGATAGAACAAAAAGAACACATGCTGAATGGGCTGAGAAAAATAATTTTAGGTGGTATGGTGAAGACACACTACCTATGGAATGGAGTAACTATGGATTATAAATTTAATGAACGCAGACATATAGTTGAACTAAAAGAATACATTGATGGTACATATGGTGAGCATTATGCTTCTGATAAGTACCAAGCCACTGATGTAATCATTGACTCAGGTCATGGTGAAGGTTTTTGTATGGGTAATATTTTAAAGTATGCAAAAAGATACGGAAATAAAGAAGGAAAGAACAGAAAAGACTTGCTTAAAATATTACACTATGCTATAATTATGCTTCACATTCATGATAAGGAGTCACAGAATGGTTGACGATAAAGTAGGTATCAAAGAATATCTTGGTATAAAAATTAATTACAGTAATGAAAAACTATTAGATAAGTTCAGCCTTGATACTATTAAGGATAGATACTTATGGGAGAACGAAACACATGCACAAGAAGCCTTCGCAAGAGCAGCAGTCTTCGCAGCTACATACAAAGGTCACACAGACTTTGAATTGGCTCAAAGGCTTTATCACTACAGTTCCAATTGCTGGTTCATGTTTAGCACTCCTATACTTAGCAACGGGGGAACAAGTCGTGGGCTTCCTATTAGCTGTTTTCTTAATTATGTACCTGATAGCAGGAATGGTTTATCAGATCACTATGATGAAAATATATGGTTGGCATCTTCGGGTGGAGGTATTGGTGGATATTGGGGTGACGTTAGGAGTAACGGTATATCTACTACTCACGGGAGTCGTTCTACTGGTTCAATTCCTTTCATACATGTAGTTGATTCACAGATGTTAGCCTTCAATCAAGGCACTACAAGACGTGGAAGCTATGCAGCTTACATGGATATATCTCACCCTGAGATTGAAGAGTTTATTAACATGCGTAAAGAATCCGGTGGAGATATTAATCGTAAGAATCTTAATCTTCA